CGGCGAAGAACGGAACCTGAGTTATCTTTCCAATTGGGAACTTCATTCCCACCCAGAACACCTGGAACAGTCCACTCGATGGAGACCGCAGTTTTGTTTTTGACGGCAACAGAGACATCCTCCCCTGAAACCATAGACTGGAACTCCGCCTGTTCGAGAGCGAGGTCCCCCTTCACTTCTGGTGCGATGAACATGAAGGAATCCTTGATCGCCGAGAGACCGAACTTCTTCTCGATGTTGTTTGAAAGGGTGCCAACGTCTTCGTTTTCATAAAACTTCTTGAAAACTTTGGTAATGAGGGTAGACTTCCCGGACCGAGCGATCCCCTTAAAAAATGGAATGATCTGCCACCCATCTAACTCCCCAATATCAAAACACAAACGCCCACCCATCACATACGCCCAGTTACACACCTCATCTTCGAACTGCTGGTACTTGAGGATTGAATCGAACCAGGGGGTTGGAATATCTTGCCATCTCTCTACGTGTGAGAAGTCATCAAACTGTTGATCAAAATACTTACACGCGATGATTGTTGGGTCAAGGCAACGAAATTCGCGACTGTCATATGGGTAAAAGCAGCAATCATAGACGCCACGATCTGGAATCCATTCCTTACCTACAAACACACCATTTTTGAAACTCCAAACATGACGACGCTTGGTAATCTCCGGAAACTGAGCGTCGTGGCACTTGCTTAAATTATCAATGACATCGCGAAACACACTACCTCTGCTTGTAAAGTGTTTCCATGTAATGAAGTCATCGTCCTTCTGTGCCAGTGAATAAATAAACTGTTCAATACTAAACTTTGGTTGCCACGCACGCGTACGATGTCCCTCAACGGTTCTAATTTCTTCGCAGCACTGTCCCTTGTATCGGCGATACCCAGACTTGTATGTCTGATCAAGCGAGTACAAAAGACATTTTTGAAATGGGGTTGAGTTCTCAATTTCATCTTCGTCCATAGTAGAAGGATCGCCTGAATTACTGAACTGTGGTTGTGCGGTAGGATTGTCTACCCTCTCAAACGATGTGTAGTGGCGACGGATATTGTCGTAACCATCACTCAGTTGTTTTAACACATTGTTAATTCGCCGCACGATAGTCATACCATCATCGTTTGGTTCGAGTTTGTGAATCTTCAGGTCTCGCGAATGGTTTTTAACATTAATTAGGAAGGTTCTCTGTCGGTCGCGGTTACCTTTAATGGCGAGAATGTCAATTTGAGCTGGGATTGGGTTTCCAGACTCGTCGAAATACTCGGGGTGGATAAATTGTCTATATCCCAACTCTCTGGCATTTCGAAAGTCGTTCGTCTTGAGAGACCACGCCTGTTCAAATCTATCGACAACATCGAGAACCTGTTCTTCTTTCATTGATTGGATATGCTGCTTCTGAAGTTCAACGAGAGCTTCATACTTATTAGGTTCCTTATCAATGAAATGGGTGTGCTCCATTTCTATTTATTGAGATACGATTTTTGTTTCTAAGCTGATTTTGAGGACTGCATTTTGGCAAGCATCTTTATGAGAATCTTATTTTGGGTTTCTAATTGGTAACAAAGATTTACCAGGGCAGAGCAAATAGTATCCCCGTCTGGGGTCGCGAGAAGGGATGTCATGAGACCCGCGATATCCATACCTTCATCTTCATCTTCTTGGAAGAAATCTTCATCTTCACCCTCGGACATGAGCATTTCTTCTTCGTCGGATACAATCTCACCTTCTTCTATTTCATCAGGTGATTCTTCATCCTCAGGACGAGACGACATTTAAACTAGACTGAGAAAAATTGATTTTGAAATTTTCGCACCAGTGCGATTTCAGCCAGAAAAAAAATCTTGCTATATAGTACAAAAACTCTCACAATGGCCGGTGGTCTCATGCAACTTGTCGCTTACGGCGCCCAAGACGTCTACTTGACTGGTAACCCAAAGGTTACCTTCTTCCAAGCTGTCTACAAGCGTCACACTAACTTCGCGATGGAAAACATCGAACAAACTGTTAACGGTACCGCCGCCGACTCAGGCCGCGTGTCCGTCACCATTGCCCGCAATGGTGATTTGGTCGGCGACATGTACGTCGAACTCCAATCTGCTGCGGCGAACACCAGCACCGCGGATGGTGATGATGCTTGCTGGGTCGCCGAGCGTGCGATCGCGTCCGCTGAATTGTCCATCGGTGGCCAACGCGTTGACAAGCACTACCAACGCTGGTGGCGTTTGTACTCCGAGCTTTACTTGGATGAAGCCAAGAAGGCTAACTGGGCGAAGATGACCACTGCCAAGACCGGTAACACCGTGTACTTGCCTTTGATCTTCTTTTTCAACCGCAATCCAGGTCTTTATTTGCCATTGATTGCGCTCCAATACCACGAAGTCCGCATCGACTTCGATTTGACCAGCACCTTCTCCACCTACTTGAGCACCTCCGTGTTCAAGGTCTGGGCGAACTACGTGTACTTGGACACCGAAGAGCGTCGCCGATTCGCGCAAAAGGGTCACGAGTACCTCATCGAGCAAGTGCAACACACTGGCTCCGACACCGTCACTGCGGGCTCCACCTCCAACAAGCGCCTCAGCTACAATCACCCAGTCAAGGAATTGGTGTGGTGCTTCAATGACCCAGCGGCGGCGAACGTTGCCACCTCCTTGTGGAACTTCACCTCCGAACCAGCGGCGACTGACATTGTCCTTGAGTGCGATGCCCGCGCGGGTACCGCCTCCAACTGCTATGTGCCAATCGGCCAAGCGGGTGGTGTCCCACTCTACAACGCCGATGCGTCCACTTCCGACTTCGACGAAGAGCGCGTTGGTCCATTGACTGACTTCAAGTTGGTCCTCAACGGACAAGATCGATTCAAGGCCCAAAAGGGTAAGTACTTCAACCAAGTGCAAGCGTACAACCACCACAGTGGTAACCCATACGCGGGTGTTTACTCGTACTCCTTCGCGCTCAAGCCAGAAGAACATCAACCAACCGGTACTTGTAACTTCTCTCGTATTGACAACGCCCAAGTCGCGGTCACCATCCCAGCGGCGGCGGCCTCTACCACCATGCACATGTTCGCGGTCAACTACAACGTTCTCCGCATCCAATCCGGTATGGGTGGCCTTGCGTTCTCCAACTAAGTTGGTATTTTGATCTCGTCTCGTTTCGCGTAATAAAAAAATTAACTTTAAAAATTGATCGGAACACAGTTTTTAAATCTAATGATATGGTATAAAATGGCGCAAAAGCAAACTAAGCAACAGCAGATGGGTGTCTGGATCCCAGTCTCAATTCTCGCTTTGGGTGTGATCGCGACCGTTTTCGCGATGTCCCGCAATGGTCGTAATGGATATTTCAAACTTAAATAAATGACACATGTAATAACAAATGCAGGACATTTACACAGATGGTAGTTGCCTCGGCAACCCTGGTCCAGGTGGGTGGGGTGTTGTTGGCCCAGGATTGAGAATCTCTGGGGGACAAGACAACACTACAAACAACGCTATGGAAATGACTGCAGTCGTTAAGGCGCTTCAACAGTGTCTCGCACGCGACATTCTTGAGATAAGACTGTTTACTGACAGCACATATGTCAAGAATGGAATAACATCATGGATTAAGAATTGGAAAAGGAATGGGTGGCGTACAGCTGCGGGTACACTCGTTAAGAATAAAGAACTGTGGATTGAAATTGATACACTCTCTCAGAAAATGAAGTCTGTAGAGTGGCGTTGGGTCAAAGCACACAACGGAGACCCACAGAATGAATTAGTAGACTCTCTCGCGTATCAGGAGGCGACAGAGATTAAAAATGCCCGCGTAAAATAATGGAAGCACAGGAGGGGACTCACCCATGGTGTGAGAAGCAGGAGAGGCTTCTTAAATCATGGGCAGAGAGAGCTGCAGGATATCGTTGGCTTCATAACCACGCTCGACTCCATTTTAAAAAGCAGAACGACTACTTGTCATACCCCAGTATAGTCATTGCGAGCATTACGGGAGTTGGTGGTTTCGCTGTACTTAATCCAAGTGGAAATGAGAGTATTTCATCCGAGACAAGGGCTAAAATCATGATCGTTCAATACATGTTTGCATTCCTCAATGTACTTGGTGGAATTCTTACGAGTATAGGTAAGTTTAGTCAAAGTCTCAGTCTTTCAGAATTACACTCATCTATGTGTGTTCAATATTCAAAGTATTATAGGAATATTGATATGGAACTTTCACTAGACCCACAAGATAGAACATGTGTTATTAAGTTTGTCAAGAAGTGTCGTGAGGAATATGATAGGCTTCTCGATGAGGCCCCCGACATCCCCGCGATATCTATAGAAGCCTTTAATTTAGAGTTCCCTGAACGCACAAATAAACCAGATGTGTGTAATGGACTCAGTATCATTGTGAGTGATGAAACGTCGTCGCAACTCGGTTCTAATCGCGCCGTTACCAGGTGGTTGGGTGCGTTCAAGGCTGTCACACGTAAAAGCAGGGATGGAACTAGTATAGATGATTTAGCTAGAATGGAAAGCGTTTAATTAAAGAATATGTGAGTGTATAGGTCATAATGGATAAGTTTGTTGTGGAATTCCCAAACATTCTTACAGAAGAACTGTGTAAAAGTATTGTAAATAGGTTTGAAAATGATACAAGAAAAACAAAGGGTTACTTTTATTATAAAATTGACGGTGAACTGGTGACCCGAGACAAGACAAATATGGAATTATCTACTCATGGAGTTGAGGGGTGGGTAGATGTGGAATCCATTTTTCAAAAGAAGTCCTGGGAAGTGTTTAATGAATACATGAAATACCTAAAAACTGAATTTGATTATGGTGTAGATAATCATATATATGACCGAGAACTCAGCGACGCAAATGACGTGTATAATACCACCTTTCCCATTCAAAGAATAGACAAAGGTGGTTCATATGAATGGCACCACGATGGCCATACAGCTAGAACATACTTCGTACAGCTTATCTTTTATCTAAACACACTCAAAGACGATCAAGGTGGGTGTACTGAGTTTATTAATGGCCGAAAGGTAAAACCCGAGGCGGGAAAAGTTCTGGTGTATCCGTGTTCGTGGACTTTTCCACACACAGGTGCGGAAGTTAAATATGGGTCCAAGTACATGTGTACAACTACCATCGGTTTTACAAACCCGGAATCATAAACCAGAACCGATTTTTTTCAACTATATAGTAATGGATCCACTTTGATATGGATGAGTTAGCTAGAATGGAGAGTGCATGATTTATCTGCGACAAAAGCATAGAAAGTTGTAAATAGAACTAATGTGGGTAACAAAACTTTTTGCCTTTGTGGGAACAGGGCCAGACCCAAAATGAGTAGACACAATATATACATGTACAAAAATTGTGTGTATTCAACTATAGCTCTTGTGTAACGATTAAACCCTGGAGAACCTGGGTACGACACAAAGATGGCATCCGTATCATGTTTCTTATCCAAAGGTCCAAAGTTTTTAAAGATTTTCTCTTCTTCATCAACCTTTACAAATTCAGATTTTTGACAAACTGTGTTTATATTTGTTTGATCATCTTCACACTTTTCAGCTAATGCTTCATCTATGACACTCTTGAGTTCTTTAGCGTAACCCATGTAAAGACCCGAGTTGGCGGTAGATTTTTCACCACACTTTCCAAAAATCAGGTGTGTAAGAGGTTTACCGGGGACTTCTGGATCCTTTGACACGAGAACCTTACAATTACATTCCTTGAAAAGTTCAACAACTTCATGTGGATTTTTATTGATCTTTGTGTCAAATCCATCAAGGAAAATAACAATGTCATCGTCACCCCTGGTTTCAAGGTGTTGTGTCATCGCCTTGTACTTATCACTGAACCCACTCCACTTTGTTCCCCAACCCAAAACTTTGACTGGAACGCCAAACTCATTATTGACAAGCTCTTCAAACATACCCTGAGACTTGTTCGCGTATGTCACAATTTCCAGAGACATTCCTATACATTATACATACATAAAAACTTCGCGCGTGTGTAATTCAAAATGAACATTGGCATCCTTACCGCTGGTGGTGTGTGCCCGGGTGTGAATACTCTCATCCGGTCAATCACTCTTCGTGAAAAAAGTCAAGGCAACCGCGTCCACGGTTTCGCAGATGGTTTTAGAGGTCTCAATCAAAATATCAAGGAGTACTTTGATCAAGAACACATTGATGATGGACCAGGTTCACTCTTAAAAACATCATACGACTATGTTGACATTGACCGTGCCGTAAAGAACCTTGGTGATTACGACCGTCTCTATTGTATTTGTGGCAATGAATCCATGAAGTCTGCGAGAGATTTAGCCCTAGATGATCGGGTGGATACCAATATTATTGGTATCGCTAAAACAATCTTCAATGATATGCCGGGTTTAGAATCTATTGGTTTCCAAACAGCTGTTCAAGAGCTTGCGAGGTACATTGATTCTGCGTACATTGAAGCGTCTTCAACAAACTCCATCGTCTTCCTAGAAGTACCTGGAAGACACAACAGTAGATTGACAACACACGCAGGTCTCGCGAGAAACTCAAAGATAACGAATGTCATCACACCAAGTACACGCGGTGATTATCGGACTTCTATTGAATACAGCTACGGAAATCGTGGGTACGCTGTTGTTATTATTTCTGAAATGTGTGAATATGACTACCTAATCACCAGTCTTTCTGTAAAAGCTAAAGTGATTACTCCGGGTTACCTCATTGGTGCGGTTGATCCGTGTACATACGATAGTATTCTCGCAGAACGCATGGTCAGGGAAGCGTTTAATCACGCACAAGAGCACAGAGACTTCATTAAGGGTGCGACAAATATCATGCCATTCAAGGATTATCTCCGTATAGTGTAGGTTGAATGTTTCGGGAACTTTACAAACACCCCAAGTTTGTGGGTGCCCAGGTTTCACCACCGAATCAGGTCACTGTGATAATGGAGGATGGCATAGAGTATTACACATCCAATGTTACATTTAGATCTGAAGCTACAATTGACAAGCAATCAAAGCAGGTTAAAGGTACACCACGCGGTAAAGAAAAGATAACCCAACTCTTTGTGGTTCCAACGACGAGGCAGAAAGGTCGTTTTACAGTTACAGAGTATAAACTGTGAGCTCCTATAGCTCAGTTGGTTAGAGCGTGGTGCTTATACGAGAGTATATTTAGGCGGGGTCCCACCCGTAAAGGCACGCCAAGGTCACGGGTTCGAGACCCGTTAGGAGCAATTTAACTTTTAGATGTGTTGTCCCACATGTAAAAGATAAATATCAGTAGATGTTAGATATGAGGTATGGCTCTCGAGCGCGCAAGATGTTCAAGGTACGTTGGGGTCTTCACGGAAAGGGTCTTGTTGAGGATCATCACATTATTCCTAAACAGTTCAAGAAACATCCCATAGTTGTGAAATCGGGGTACGATATAAACGCGAGTGCGAACCTCATAATGTTACCAACACGCCTTGGTAAGTTTGTACTCCGTGTGAGGGATGACCGTATTATTCATTCGGGAAAACACACGGGCTACAACAATTATGTTGAGAAGATGTTAGATTCAATGAAATCTGTAGATCAATTTACAGAATTTACAGATTTCTTGAAAAGGGCGTGTCGTCACAGACCTCAAGATATTCCATGGGTTTAGTATCCCCACTTTACATCATCTGGTGTCGCAGTTGGATAGTTTTTTGAAAAATATCGTGGACGACCATGTTCGCTGTGACCAATTGTACTATTGTGGGTACGATCAATTTTCATATACTTTCTCATGTCTTTATAGTATATACGAGCACCCGCCGATATTAAATCCTCATGTTTCATATCAATGTGATTATCCATGGGTAAAAAGTGATGTGTATACTTCTTCATATTTTGAACATTTATCAAATAACACTTTGTACTTGAAATCCACTTTACCTTTTCAAGTTTTCCATCTATCTTATCTGGGAGTCTTGAGAGACAATGAAAGAAACACATTTCAAATTCATCACCTCTCTCGTCAATAACTTTTTGAATCTCATCGTAGAGTTTATTTGATTTTACAATTACATTATCTTCAAAGATGACCGCGTAACGAAGACCTTGGTCAAAACATCTCTTATAAAAATCCATATGTCCCATGAAACATCCAATCGCTCCCATGTTAAAATATGTAATATCAGGTCTTTTAACATTTGGATTGTAATGCATTTCTACAGCCTTTTCAAAGTATTCCGCGTCAATTTGATGTTCAAACTTCCGCGCACTTTTTATGTTTCTCGTATCTGTACCATAGATAACTTCAACTGGAACTTTGGGGTTGTGATACTTCATAAACCTCCTGCGTCTCAAATCTTCCTTGGGGAGGGTGAGTAAAAAACATTTGTAGTCGTACCCTTCCCTCGTCTGACGGCGATAGGTGGCAAGAAGTGTGGCGACCAATAAAAGGATAAAGATGACCCAAATCATACCTACTTAAACATTAGAAAATATTATAGGGTAAGGATGAATCTCGTAGATATTTCTGGACTCGTGAGTTCCATTTTAATATGTCTCATGTTTGTACCAGAAGTTGCCCATGTTTACAAGCACAAGGATGCGAAAGCCATAAATTATTCTTTCTTACACTTAAACCTCATTGCAAGTGTACTAGCTCTAATTTACTCTGTACATTACAATGTCATTCCCATGACCATTACAAATGTTTCAGCCGGAATTTTTTCATTAACACTTTTCCACTTTAAATATGTAAACGAGCTTAAAGGGGAGAATCAATCTATTGATGAAGTGGGGGTGTGAATCTCTCTTCAACCAAAGCTTTTATGGTGTAGTGGTAACACTGCGGACTTTGACTTTAACGAAGACGATCCGCCACCCTAGGTTCGAATCCTAGTAGAAGCTTAAACCAGTGTTAGCTCAGTTGGAAGAGCAGTGGATTGTAGTAGTATGATATAGATCTCCACGGGTCGGGTGTTCGAATCATCCACACTGGAATATTCCCTTGTAACTCAGTTGGTTAGAGTGTTCGACTGTTAATCGAGAAGCCACCGGTTCGAATCCGGTCAAGGGAGATCAAGCACCTGTAGCATAGTGGTTAATGCGCCTCTTTAGTAAGGAGGAGACCGCGTGTTCGAATCACGCCAGGTGCATTTCTAATATTTTTTATAACTTCTATTCCAAGTTGTAAAAAATATTTATTTCATTAGCCACGTAGTTATTGTGTATCTCACTGTATTATTTAATAGATCATCTGTATAATGTGGATGTGTCCAATACGGGGGAAATGCAATAGCTTGCCCCCTTTTAAGTTTCATGGTATTTTTTTGTTCAGGGAAATGGAGTTCACCACCTTCATAGTCATCGTTTAAACCAATTATTACAGTTAATTCTCTCATGTCATTTGGAGTTAAAAATCCACGCTCATCCATGAGTTCTCTTCTGAAAATCCCATCTATGTGTATTTTTGTTGCACCATGTATTTTTCTAAGTTGGAATGGAGTGAACGCGGATACACTAATTGGAAAGGTATCCATTAATTTGTGTGTTATTTTAGCAACCACTTCATATATCTTTTCATTAATTATATCGGCTCCGTTTTCAGATCCCATGGTACATGGAAAACAACATTTACCCCGGACATTTGACCCATTATCTCGAGTTTCTTTAATATTTGCTGATGTATTTATAAACGTGATTATTTCGTCACATAAAGTATTTGATACAACATTGTCAAGTACACAAATGTGAGTATTTGGTTGAGTTTCGTCCATCTGTAATTATGTTTATTTGTCTTTAAACCTTCCTCATATATTGGAATATATGCTCAACCACGATTGATGCACCTAGGACCGTGAGAACCGCATTATCGTACTTGAAGCCATATCCTACAAGTATAAACCCCCAAAGAAACGCCAAGTAATCCGTCATTGGCGCTGCCATGTAGCTACAGTTTGATTCAGTTGGAAGGGATGCCTCCATCATCTGATAATATGCATGCCCCAGAATCACTGAGAGAAGGATCGCATATACGTGCTTCTGCATATACATTATCTTGGATATTAATTGGTGGTGCCTCTAAGATTTCAACATCTAATCTATTTTCCTGTTGTGTGGGTCTTACTTGAACAATGCGACACTCTCTGGCACTTAACATATTCTGTGGTACAATGACAATGGGTCTGCATAAAAGAAGGTACATCTAATATCTCGTCTCATTTAAATGGAGCTCAAAGAACTCAAAGATCATTGGGAAACCCTTAGAGAAGAATTAGATGTCCTCCCCAATACATTCATTTCTGAAAAGCCCAGACCAACGGGGCATTGGGAGGGTTCAGAAGTTCTAAAAGAGATCGTAGCTCAATATACATCTGGAAAGTGCGGTTGGCTCAAAGGTGGACAAACACATGTCCAAGACGGTTGGATAAGCTGGCCTCTTGTTTGGGAAGGTAAGCCAGTTCTTGGAAATTGTCTAAAATGTCCAAAAACACACGAGTTACTTTCTCAAATCAAGGGAATACATATAGCTGGTTTTGCCCTTATGAAACCGGGTGTACAATTAAAAGAACACACAGATCGCGTTGGTCCAAGTTACAGATTTACTTATCACCTCGGTCTCAAGTGTCCAGAAGATTGTTATTTACATCACTACACATTGGGAGATCTCAAAGAGGAAGATGGGAAACATATTGTAATGAATGCGAGATTTCCCCACTGGGCTGAAAACAAATCAGAAGAAGATCGTGTCATTCTCTATATTGAATATTACAATTCAACAACACCCCGTTGATTACTTCCCCATCCCCTCATACTAATTTCACTCACCTCACACCATGGATAAACATCTTCACCCACAAAGTTTATAGCGTCCATACCAGCTTCAATGCATTCGTCGCAGGTTTGCATACTGTCGTCTATGATACACCCAATACCGAGGGCACGACATACATCAACCTTTTTGACTTCATTCTCAGTAAAACTGTTTGTAAGAATGACATCATCAAATATACCCGGAAAATACCGTTCAATCCATAACTCTGTGGATTCTCTTACATCATCCTGGCGACCAGTGACAATATACATCTTGTCATAGACTCTACGATAGTTTTGCATGGCTGGTTGAGCACCGAGGATTGGTTTGAGGTAGAGGAAGTCTTTAGAACGATAAAACTTGTGGAGGATTTCTTGAGATTGTTCTTCTGTGCAATTGAAAATTTCTCTATAGAGATACTTGTATTTGGGTTTTGTGGGTAGAGCAATCCCTCTCCATTTAGCCATGGGTTCAACAAATTTTACGAGGACTTCATCTATATCCACTGCGAGTTTAGTGTTCATTTATTTCTACTGACATTATTCATAATCCCGAATTGTCACACCCACTGGAAATCTTGGTACACCGAGAGCTGTCAAATTTTGAAAACGAACCGTGAGCTGCTTGCCCATGTACTCCTCTCTCTCACGATAGTATCTTTCACGCTCCTTGATAGTACCCTCCGGTTTCACAGTAAACTCACGCCCACCCCCTGTTTTACACACCCAAACTACCGCGTTTGCATCTCTACCGTGTCCGGTTTTCGCTCCCACGATTTCATATTCTTCGGTTTGAAACTCCTTAAACTTGAGTAGGTAATTACTTCTCTTTCCGATCTCGTAGATGCTCGTGGATTCACGAATCATAATTCCTTCGTGTCCCTCTTTAACAAACTTCCTGTGATACCCGGGAATCTCATCCTTGCTGTCTATGAGAAATGTATCAACCATTGTCGGTGTTTTATCCTTGAGAATGCGTTGTCTTTCAGCGAATGGCAGACTTGGACGATTCGTGTCAAAGTAATCAAATGCGTAGAACTCCAAACTCTTTGGGTTCATCTTAAAAGCACTCGTGAGATCTTCAAATGACATACCTGGGGCATAGCATTCACCATCCAACCATTCACCATCCTTAAGATTCTCGGTGAGATGTTCAACACCCTTGACAATCTTGCCAGTCCGCGAGAAGCATCCTCCCGTAGAGACGAGGAGACGCACGCCATCTAATTTGGGTTGAACATAAAAGGGTTCAGAAATATACTTTTCGCGATCTCCCCACTTATTTGCCAGCATTGGAAGGATTTGGATTCCCTTGGTTCTCTCATTGTTCCACATAGTCTTAGCTCTCACAAGAGCTTTTTCATATCCGGTCGTAACATTCGTCCGTGACACAATCGTTTTGTCACTCCCAACCATGCCGCTCGTCTTCACAATATCAGCAGTTCCATCACCGAGGTCTTCCACATGAATATCGGTAAATCTTTCGCGACCATTTTTGTCTTCTCGGATAAGGCGTTCCATTATACTTTTAATTAATTTCTCAACTTTAAATAGATGTCTTCACTGCCAGTTGTAAATTATGGTAGAATGGAACGACTTAGGCCACCAGAGCGCACGAGCGTGCCTATGAATGCTAATACATTTGCTATTGGGTTTATAATATTGTGTATCTTGGGTCTTTACAAACGCTATGTCACTATTAGTCAATCGCGTGAGCAATCTTATACTTTAGACACTTTGATGCCGACAAAAAGAGGTCTTTCTTCATCAGTTTCTTAAACTTCTTCTCCGGAATGTCAGTCTTAGTCATATACATCTTCTTCAGACTCTTCATAAACTCGTCACAACTCTTCATTTCAGTTTTAAGTTCATGATATTTACCCCAGAAGTCAGTACTCAATTGATGAATCAGAATGTAGGCATTTTCACCCATGCGACGTTCTGATCCACCCAAGAACATGAAAGTAGCCGCAGAACAACAAGCACCTTGAGCAATCGTCACAACCTTTACCCGAGACTTTTCAATCACATTCTTGAGAGTAAATCCTGAAAACATATCACCCCCTTCACTCATAATGTGAATACGAATCTCCGGTTCATATCCAATGAGATCAGCCTTTTGCTTGAGAAGGTGCGTTTCCAACTTACGGAAGCTCTCAACAAACTCAAGGGTATTTTCAGGGGTAATCTCACCGTAGAAGTGGATTTCATTGCCGATAGTTTTGGTGACTTCTGGTTCTTCTTCCTCAAGTGCCTTGGAACCCTTACCATCCATAGCCCCCGTCAAAATATTTTCAAAGATTTTCTCGACTTCTTTCTGCGATGGCATTTTTTAATGCTTTCTTTACTCTTGTTACGTCCCTCTGTTTTAACTTATTTCCAACTGCGAGATGATTCATGACATCAAAATCTTGCGGGGTTAAACCGTATTCTAACATAGGCTCTATATTTCCATTTTCAGCATACTTTTTGAGAAGGCACAGGTCATCTATATTTAATTGAATTTCACTTTTGATGCGAATATCTCTATACTTTTGATATCTCATTTTGTAGTTTCCATATTTTGTCCAACAACTCCCAGGTCTAATCTTATCCCTTATGAGGGATTTTCCAAGTGATGACTTTGGTATTGAGAGTGCATTAATGATAAAATAGGGCATGAGATTCCAATCTCCACTTGAATACATAAAAGTATCATATATATCAG